CATTAACCAATGAAGCCGAAAAACGTTATTCAACTTTCAGTTCAAAATTAAAAGTTGTTAAGAATAAGGTTAAGGATTTAGGTATTGAATTCGGTGGCCCATTAATGGATGCACTTAGTAATGTTTTGGATGCTATGCAACCAGTATTCAAGGTATTAGAGAATATTGCTAAAGCATTTAGTAACGCTAGTCCTGAAACCCAGAAATTTGTTGTTGCTATTGCAGCTATTGCGGCTGCAGTTGGACCAGTATTAGTTGTTATAGGTTCTTTACTTTCGGCGCTAGGATCCATTGCCACGGCATTGGGACTAGCGGCAACTTGGCCAGTAGTTTTGGTAGCAGCAATTATTGCTATAGTTACTGTTCTAGTAACTTTCATTGTTACTCATTGGGACCAAATTAAAGCAAAAACAGAAGAAGTTTGGAATGCTATATCCACAACATTAACCAATGTTTGGACTTCTATTGTATCTGGAGCATCTTCAATATTCTCTAGTTTGGGAGCCTTCTTCAGTGGGATTTGGACAGCAATATCCACTACCGTTTCATCAGTTTGGACTGGAATTGTAAGTTTCTTAACTAATCTGTGGACCGGAATTACCACAACTGCATCATCAATCTGGGGTGGCTTAACGGGTATATTTACTATGATTTTCCTAACTATCCAATCAGTTATTCAGGGTGTTTGGCTATTTATTACTTCATGGTTGCAATTTACTTGGCAATCAATTGTCGCCCTAACACAACCAATATGGCAACCAATTGCTTCCTTCTTTAGTAGTCTATGGCAAGGGATATCATCAGTAGCTCAATCAGTTTGGAATTCAGTTAGTTCATTCTTATCTGGAATATGGACTGGAATTAGTAACGTTGCTAAAACAGTGTTCAATGCTTTAAAAGCATTTTTTAGTACAATTTGGAATGCTATCAAGTCTGTAACAACATCTGTTTGGAATGCTATCAAATCAGTTATTACCAGTGCTTGGAATGGTATTAAATCGGTTGTGACATCAGCATTAAATGCCGTGAAGTCAGCAGTTAGTTCAGGATGGAATGCCGTTAAATCCGCTACTTCTTCAGTATTAAATGCTGTTAAATCGGTTGTTACTTCAATTTGGAATGGTATTAAATCAACCATTTCATCAGTAGTTGATGGAGTTAAATCCAAGGTTACTAGTGGATGGAATGCCGTTAAGTCAGTCACATCAAGTGTCTGGAATGGTATTAAATCTGCAATGATAACTCCAGTAAATGCTGCTAAGAATAAGATTTCTGGAATAGTCGATGCCATTAAGAGATTCTTCTCTGGAATGCATCTGAGAATCCCTAGGATTTCATTACCACCTATGCCACATTTTCATTTAAGCGGTGAATTTAGTTTGAAGAACAAGACAGTTCCACATCTTTCGGTATCATGGAATGCTATTGGTGGAATCATGACATCACCAATGATATTTGGATCAGCTGGAGGCCAATTGCAAGGTGGCGGCGAAGCTGGTCATGAGGCTATATTGCCATTGAATTATAAGAACTTATCTGTAATTGGTAATCAAATTGCTCAAGCAACCGACGAAAAGGCTAATCAGTCTGTTACGCAGAATATTCAAATGACTTTCAATAATACTGTTAGAGATAACGGAGATGTTAATAGAATCTTTGAAAAGGCTGATCAATGGATTGGACAAACTGGAATTAAAAATAGTTTCGGAGTTAGGGGGAATGCCTAATGGGATTACATTTAGTGGTTGATGGAATCTTTGATAATGATATGCTGGTTGCTCTAGTTGACCGGCCAAAGATTTCAAATCCAGATTATGAATATGAATCTGAATATGTCGACGGCCGAAATGGTAGTTTGAACCGTTTGAAATATATCAAAGATGTAACAGAGAAAGTTGAATTCAATATTCTGGAAGATTTTCCAGTCAAAGAAAAGCTACGACAAATTAAGTCGTGGCTTTTTGATTGCAAGAAAATATATTTCAGCGATGACATTGTTTATCGAAAAGTTAAATATGTCGATATTGGGGATATTGATAATGAAATTGCTGAATATGGTTCATTTGAAGTTACATTTACATGCGATCCGTTTGAATATCGCTTAGGTGATGATGAAGTGACCATCACTAAAGAAGGAACCATCTTGAATAGAGGAACTATATTTTCCCTCCCAAAACTTGAAATATTGGGGAACGGTCAGGGAACGATTACGATTAACGGTTCGCCTATTAAACTAAACTTGACCGTAGAACACGCGTATATAGACTCTGAAATTCAAGAAATTTACAAGGATAACACCAATTTGGGACTTTCCATGATTGGAGAATTTCCAAGTTTAGTTCCAGGTAATAATGACATCAAAATTGAAGGAAACTTTGATTCTGTAAAGTTCAACGTAAGGGAGAGATATCTATGATTAGATTATTTCCCAAAAACGCTACCGAGGAGCAATTCAAAACAAACGGTATCGCTGTATTGGATAACGGAATTAAAAATAATGAAATATCTGAAATCAAAAATGGAATGTTTAGTTTTGATTTTGAATATTTTAGTGATTCAAAATTCAGTGACTTAATTAAGGGTGACATGATTATTGTTGCTCCGACTCCTTATGGTGATCAACCATTTAGAGTTCATAAAATCACGGAACAAATTGGATATGTAAAAGTTGAGTGTTATCACATATTTTATGATCTTGCATCCAACCTAATAGAAGACTCCAATTTTGTTAAGTCAACCGGTACTGCATTAATGAATAGATTTAATGCTGCATTTCAATATTCAACTAGCTTTAGATTCAGCTCAGATATTGATACGGTTGCTAATTGTCGAATGGTAAGAATGAATCCTGTTCAGGCTTTACTTGATACATCAAAGGACAACACCTTTATTAACCGGTGGGGAGGAGAGATTCTTCGTGACGGTTATGATGTGAAATTTTTAAAGCATATTGGTTCCGATAGAGGATTCAAGATTAGTCATGGTAAGAATTTAACAGGTTATGACTATGTAATTGATTGGGAACCAACGGCAACTAGGATAATGCCCATCGGATTTGATGGATTAATATTGCCAGAAAAGTATGTTGATAGTCCACTTATCAATGACTACCGGAATATAAAAATAGCAACAGTTAATTATCAAGATGTTAAAGCTGTCGATTCTAATTCACAGCAAAGCCAAGAGGGAGCAATTCCGCTTGAAGATGCTTATGCAAAATTAAGAGAATTGGCCAAAGATGATTTTAGTAAAGGTGCTGACAAACCCAGTATTAATATTAGGATTCAATTCAAGAATCTTGGTGATACTAAAGAATACGCACAATTCAAAAAGCTAGTTGATGTTAAGCCCTTCGATACTGTTCACGTAAGATTAGAAGATTATGACATTGAAGATAGAATTATCAGTTATAAATATGACGCTATTACCCGTGAATACATCGAACTAGAGCTAGGAGATATTGTTCAAAAAGGTATTTCCGACAAAGTCAACAATACTGAAAATTCTATTAATGATGTAAAGGATCAGAATACCAATTTACAAAGTAATATAAATGATGTTCAAGACAATGTTAATAGTGTCCAGGACAACTTAGATATTGCAATTGGTAATGGTGACGACAAGATTGATGCAGCTGAACAAGAGGCCATTGATCGTATTGCTAATGTTAAAAGAATTGTTTCTCAAAACCAGGATGATATTACCAGGATAATGAATTCTGGAGGTAACAATAAAATTCAGTGGTTGCCAAACTTTCAGAATGCTACTCAATTAAAAATCATTACTCCTTATGGTTACTGGTTACTAGACGACCACGGAGCTGGTTTTCATAGTAACAACGGTACTGTGATGAATGGACTTTCGGCTGATGGAAAAATTTATGCTGACGCAATTACTGGTAATAATTTGTATAGTACAACTATCACAGGTGGAACAATTAGTGGTGGTGTCATCAATGGTGCAATTATTAATGGTGCACAAATTGAAGGTGCTCAAGCTATTAGGTTCCATAGCAGTAGTGGTATTAGTACTGCTATATCTGATTATGGTATTTCAACAAAAAGTTTAACTGTTCAGCATATTGAAGGTGTTATCTCAATTAGTACTAGCAATATCGACGTTACTGACACTGCTACCATTAGATACTTACAAATTTCAGGAAATATAAGAGGAAATAATTCAGGGCTATATTTGCAGGGGCCTGTATACGTTGATGGAAGGGAAATTTAAATGAAACAATTAAATATGGAAGAAATAATGAATGTTGATAGCAATGTTGCTATTGATAAGTACCAGGGTGAACATTTAAGACTTCTTCATCAGAACATTACATTGTCAGCTCAATGTGAGAAACAACTAGCATTAATTGAAACTTTGTTTAGCATTGCACCAGAAGTATTTCCAGACAATTTTGTGATTGAAACTAAGGAGAATAAGAAAAATGACATTAACAAAAAATAAGACTATTTATATCAATGGGACAAGTAAAAGCGGAGATGAGGTATTAGCTAATTTTAATGCCAGCTTTTCCGAGAACGGAACTACTACAATTAATGAAACACTAATTAAAAATGATAGTCAGATTGCGGATTCTGACTTTAATGAATTTAGAGAACATGTAAAAGATGAGTTCAAAAAAATTAGAGAATCAAATGATGAAATCAACAATAACTTTGAGACAGATCCTGTAAAAGACAACGTCGACATCAATATTGATACTGATAAAGAAGATCCTATTAAGGAGGATGATTCTGAATCTAAAGAAACCACGGAAAAGAGTGAGTAGATGACAACAATCAAATTAAATTTAAGCCTGGAGAAAACTACTCCTGTATATGGCTATCCGATTACCTTACGTCAGGGTGATGCAGGAACAGAATTAATGGTTGAAATTGCTGAAGGCTCCAAAATAACCGATTTAACGGGCAAGAAGTTATCCTTTTATTCTGATAAACCAGACTTGAAGACAATCGAAGATGAAGAACAAAGCCATTTTAAAATTCAACCAGATAAAAAGTCATTTATTTATACCCTTCCAAACGAATTAACTTCAATATCTGGTTCAACTAAAAACACATATTTCAAAGTTGATACAGAAAGTACATCAGATTTCTATATTCATATTTTAAATATGTCTGGAATTGAGCGAAACGAATCAAACGATTATATTTCGCGTGTTGATCGTATCTTAACTCACGCCGTTACTGATTTTAATTTAATCGACGGCATTACAAAGACTGGTACAAACAACTTCAATACCGCTTTGAACGATTCAAAGAAACTTATGAAAGACTTTTTAGACCGTTCAAACGCTGACTACGTTAATTTCATCAATAACAAGAATATTGAGTTTAAAACGTATTTAGCTACGTTGGACAGTCAAGCCGAAGTTGTTAAAAATAAATATAATGCTTTGAAAGCTCAACTCGACGCGTTAGAGTTCCCTGAAATTGGTGGTAGAAATTATGTACTAGGAACTTCACAGCCTCTAACAGTGACAGCAGATGGAAATATTGGATCGGCTATTACTAATTTTGATATTTCACCGGATTTATTAAATATAAATATTGGAGATAATATTACAATATCCTACGACCTGAATGTCAAAAACGCTGATGACGGAGTAACATATACTGGCATAAATCCATGGTTTGCGATTATGGGTCCAATCTCATATAAAGAGGGAATGAACCATATCAATTATACTAAAAAATTGGATAGAAAATTTTCTCTTACTAAAGATGGTATTAGAGTAACTGTCGACAAGAGCAAAGCGACATATACTCTTAGTCATTTTAAGGTTGAAAGAGGAAATATTGTAACCCCTTGGACACCCGCACCAGAAGATAAGGTGAACGTTTCTGATACTTCAAACTGGCAAAAACAGGCAATATTTAAAAATGGTGATTATTTATTAAATTATTGTCCAGAAGGTACTGATTTTGGGGAATTTTTAAAATCAAATTCTGTTCCACTGGGTTTTTCAATTATTAGAGACGCAAGCACTACATTGAACTGGAGAATTGAGAAGGAAAGCAGCGACTATGTCTTTGGAATAGCTCAAGGTGCTAGTGGCGGTGTTTATCATCTTGAAATAAACGCCGGGAAATATAGTGATAGTCAGTTAGTAGTAAATAATCTTATTGGCAAGACTATAACCGCTACCGACGCCGACAATAAACCTATCATATTAAAAATAACTGGAATTAGCTAAGCCATTACAGGCTTTTTATTTTGCAAGAAAGGGGAGATGCCAATTGAAATATCTAAAACGAAACCACTTTTGGTTTTTAACTGGAATGCAAACATTTGCGCTAGGCTTATTGTTTGCATCAAACGTTGATTTCATTGATATACCACCAACAACACCACCATTCATAGCCAATGTAGATGATCCGCCATTTGCAATCGCTTTAATCATTGTAGGGCTGTACGTGATGTTTTCGTGTTTAGGATATTTGGATAAGTCAGCTAAAGATATAATCATTTTTATATTACTGTTCATTTGGACGTTCTATCTAATCATATTTATGATTCATGATTTTACATCACCAGTGTTTATGCCTAAATTCACTACAATATTTATCCTGTTTATCGTAGTAAGAATTCTATTCGAGGCATTTTGGAGTGATCCAGATGATTGACACAATTAAGGTTGCTATATCAGCAATTGTTGGTGGTGTGATTACTGGTGTATTTGGTGTTTGGCTACAACGTGTTAAGAATCAGGGATCTAATGAGGGCATCTATGCTGAGCATATAGATGGGGCATTGGACAGGCTAGAAGAACGCACTAAAGAACGTGACGACTTAAAGAATCAAGTTATGCAATTACAGTTACAAATAAAGCAACAGAGCTTATTAATTGAAAAGCAGAATAAAGTTATCAATTCTTTAAATAAACAAGTTGGAGATTTAAATAGTAAGTTCGACAGATTAAATAAAATGGAAGAAGGAAAATAATGGATATTTTACAAGGCTTACAGTTGATTGATGTTACAGAATTAGTAGTTATCGTTTTAGTTTGTTATCTATTAACTGCCGCAACAAAACAATCCAAAATTAATAACAAATACATGCCATTTATTTCAATGGTAATTGGACTAATTGTTGGCTTAGCAATTGCTGGTGTATTTCATGATGGAGACTTAGGCAAAGCTGGATTAACTGGTTTTCTAGCTGGCGGGTACACATCGGGATTATTTACTGGTGTTAAAGGAATTTTAGGTGGTTATGAGAAAGGTGGAAATAAATAATGTTTAATCCAAAGATTATTAAAACTGATTATGTTTTAGGAGCCAATCAAGGCGATTCACACATCGCTCAAAGAAAATATATTATCGCTCATGAATCTGGATATGATCCAGATACTAAAAATCCAAATATGTTACTTAACGAAGTTCAAAACATGAATCATCATCTAAATACTAATAAGGCATATGTAACTCATTTTGTTGGTTTTATGGATAGTGCAAACGAGGCACAAATTTATCAAATTGGTGAACCTGGTTATGTTAGCTGGGGTGCTTTATCTGCTAATCCATATGCACCAGTTCAAATTGAATTTGCCAGAATCTATCAAAACAATAGAGACAAATTCAAGAAGGCATATCATCTATATATTGATGCACTTCGTTACTATGCTAATTTGTATGGCATTCCTTGTAAACTAGATGAATCTGGTAATGGTATTAAAACACACCAATGGGTAACTAATAATTATGGTGGTACTCATGTTGATCCATACGGATATTTTGAAAGTATGGGAATTAGCAGAAATCAATTTAAGCATGATGTTGAAAATGGTATTAATGAAACTGTTATTAATAAGCCAGTCGCTAAATCACATATTAATAATATCGTTCAAGTTTTGGGTAAAAAGGTTGGAGGATATACTACTTACAAATTAAATGGTAAGGCTAATGAAACGACTGACATTACTCCAAACTCCAGATGGGTATCTAATGCTATTGAAATTATCAACAACGAGCCAATGTACTGTATTGGTGGAGATATTTACATTCCACAGTCAGTAACAACATTGGCTAACAAGGCCGTTGTTAACTCTAATGTGTCTATTGATAGTCTGGATAATAATAGTAAAACCAATGGTAAACTAGCCGCTGGTAGTGATTGGAAGTTTGATGAAGTAGTAAATATTAGTGGTGCTGGATATTGCTATAAAATTGCTACTGACATGTTCCTCCCTATTAAATTCACCGTTGGTTCTGGGTATAAAGGATAATTAAAGAATCTATATTAAGATATATGATATTGGCCATATCGAAGCAGTTGACCATTTGATATATTTAATTAGCGCAAGGAAAAGGCGCAAACGGTATCCAGTTCATACTGTATTAAAACATTTCTTTTATTTTTTTGCTCCCATCCTTATCAGCTTAGGGGTGGGAGTTTTTTTGTATCTAAAATAGTTGCTTATATACTTCAAGAAGTATATAATAAAAATATAGTAGAGGTGATCAGTATGAAAGCATTAATAAATAAATCGCAGATAAAGCATAATACCGGTAAAGCAATTTTGGTTACTTTGCCAAATACAAATAGTAAAAAAGTATGGATACCCGAAAAATTAGTTTATCCAAACTCAGATAACTATACATGCACTGTTTATTTACCAGATTCATTCACTTTTAATGGTATATCCGGCAATGCTGGTAAGAATCGCTTTGATATTAGTGCTGATGAACTATCAGATTACTTTGAACCTATGAGCAATTCAATAGTTAAAAGAAAGTACAAGCCATCATTTATTGAACATGTTCCAGACAAGTTAAAGGCGGTGGATAGTAACGTTGATGACAGTCTTAAACGATAGCCAAAATAAGGCCATTTCTAAACTACAACAGATTAAGGTTGGTGCCCTATTCATGGAGCCAGGAACAGGAAAGACACTAACGGCTATCAAATTAATTGAATCAACACAATGTGATTATGTGTTATTCCTTGTTCCGTTCCAGACAAAAATTAATTTGCAAAAAGAATTTAATAAATGGAAGTTTGAAATGAATTATGAAATTCAAGGAATAGAAAGCTTATCCAGCTCAGACAGATTATATATGAACCTAACTAATAAAATACAAAAACATAAATCAGTATTCTTAATTGTTGATGAGTCATTAAAGATAAAAAATAGCAGTGCAATTAGAACTAAACGTATATTAAATTTAAGCCGGAACTGTGAGTTTAAATTAATCTTGAATGGAACCCCACTATCTAAAAATATGGTCGACTTGTGGCCACAAATGGAATTTCTTTCTCCTAAAATATTAAACATGTCAGAGGTCCAATTTAAGAATACATTTTGCCATTACATCAAATATCGTGAAACTAATCAATATGGTAAAAAAGGCAAATGGCAAGAATTCATAAAAGGATATGATAACGTTGATTACCTGTATTCTCTTATTGATCCGTATGTATTTGATGCTGACTTAAAGATTAATAAGACCAAACAATATTCAACTATATTTTATGATATTAACGCTAACATTGACCGATATAACGAGTTAAAGCAGAGCTTTATTAATAGCTTCAGTGATGACCCAGATAGTTTCTTAAAGTACACTACATTAATGCAACAGGCCTATTGTGATGAACCATCTAAACTAGAGGCTATTAAATCATTAGTTGATGATAAGACTTTAATATTTGTTAAATTCCTACGTTCTAAAGATGCTATTTACAGTGTTTATCATAATGCCAAAGTATTCACCTATGGTAAAGGCTCGTTAGGACTTAATTTACAGCAATACAATAAGATAATATTTTTTGATAAAACATTTGATTATGCTCAAAGAGACCAGGCTGAACATAGGATATTTAGAATTGGCCAAGATGATAATGTTAATTATTATTCACTAACAGGCAACGTTAATTTAGAATCAACGATTGATAGGAACATTAAAAAGAAGACTAATTTACTAACCCATTTCAAAGAGTTAACTAAGACAGGAGTTGATATAGATTGGGAAAACATTATTTAAATATAAATGTATATGATGCTACAGAAAAACGGCTAGAATATCTATTCAACGAGTTTGAGCATATCCACGTTGCTTTCTCAGGTGGTAAGGATAGTGGAATACTACTTAATTTAGCTTATGATTATGCGGAAAAACACAATCAGCTTGATAAGCTATCAATGCACTTTGTAGATTACGAGGCACAATATCAAGCTACTATTGATTATGTTGATAGTGTGTTTAAATCATTGGACATTGAAAAATACTGGCTCTGCATGCCTAATTCAGTTCCTACGGCTACATCTATGCGTGAATCTTTTTGGATTCCTTGGGATAAATCAAAGCAAGATATTTGGGTACGTGATATGCCTAAATATGACTATGTGGTTAATGTTGACAATGCACCATTTGATTATGAATTTGGTACAAATGATTATGAGTTCCAAGATGATTTTAACGAGTGGGTAGCAGACAAGAATGATGGTAAGACAGCTATACTAATTGGTATTCGTGCTGATGAATCGCTAGACAGATACCGAGCCATTGCTTCCAATAATAAAATTAACAGCTACCAGGATAAAAATTACGTTACTAAGAAGAATGATTTTTATATGGCATATCCTATCTATGATTGGACCGTTGACGATATTTGGACTGCTAATGCTAAATTAGGATTTGAGTACAATTCTATATACGACCTATACTTTTATGCCGGCATTCCAATTAATAAAATGCGTGTCGCTAGTCCTTTCTTATCGCAAGGAATGGACACATTAAAGTACTACCAGGTGATTGAACCGAATACCTGGGCCAAGATGTTAGGACGTGTCAATGGTGTTAATTTTGCATCAATCTATGGATCAACAACTGCCATGGGTTGGAATAAGATTAAGCTGCCAAAAGGAATGACTTGGAAGTCTTATGTAAAGTTCCTTTTAAAGACTTTGCCAGAACAAACTAGAAAAGATTACGAAAAGATATTCGCTACTTCTTTTGAGTTTTGGGCAAAGCGTGGCGGAGTTCTATCAAAAGAAACTATCCAGGAATTAAATGATGCTGGTATTCCATTTGAGGTAAAGGGACAAACTAATTACAAGACTGATAAGAGTGCCGTCACATTTGAAGACTACCCGGATGATGCACCAGTTAGGGAATTTAAGACAGTTCCATCATATAAACGTATGGCTATCACAATTATGAAAAACGACCACACAGCAAAATATATGGGGTTCAGCCGTACAAAAGAACAACAAGAAAGAAGGAAGAAAGCAATTGCCAAATACAAAGAAATTTTCTAAATACATAACATATCCGCAAGTAGCAAGTAAAAGATATTTAATTGATGTCGACGGGAATATTTTTGATGAAAAATTAAATAAAAATCCAAATATCAGGTCCGATAAGGACGGTTATAATATCGTAAGTCTGTCAACTTTGAAGAAACGCTCTCAAAATTTCAAGGTACACAGACTGGTTGCATATGAATTTATAAAAAATGATGATAAAGAAAGTAAAACACAAGTAAATCATAAAGATGAGAATAAGCAAAATAACAATGTAACTAATTTAGAATGGTGTAGTCCTGCTTATAATATTAATTATGGAATGAGAACTAAGAGATCGGTAGACCATAGAGCTAAGAGAATCGCTCTGAAAAATGTAAATACTGGTGAAGTGGTGACGTTTGACAGTATTTCATCAGCATGCCGACTAATGCAACTAGACATGAGACATTTAGGAGAAACATTAAATGGAAAAAGAAAGACAATTAATGGATATAAGGCTTGGTATCTAGAAAGTCCAGCTTACAACGTAATAACTGTTCCTATTGAAAAAATTCAGGCTAATACTTATAACCCTAACCACGTTGCACCGCCAGAAATGAAACTATTATATGAATCCATTAAAGATGACAATTATACTATGCCGATTGTCTGCTACTACTTAAAAGACACAGATAAATATGAGATTGTTGACGGCTATCACAGGTATACAGTAATGCTTAATCATAAGGATATTTATGATCGTGAACATGGGTGTTTGCCAGTTAGTGTAATAGATAAGCCTATTGAAGACAGAATAGCATCTACTATCCGCCATAACCGTGCAAGGGGAACTCATGATGTTGACCTAATGAAGAACATCGTTAAGGAATTAACCGAGTCAGGAATGTCGGATAATTGGATAATGAAAAACATCGGTATGGATGCTGACGAGTTATTAAGATTGAAACAAATCAATGGATTGGCGTCATTGTTTAAAGATAAAAACTTTGGAAATAGTTGGGAGTAATTAAAATGGTATTAGAATCACAAATTAGAGCTAACAAAAAATGGGATAGTAAAAATAGAGACCAGGTAAACTATTTAAAAGCACGATCTGCTGCAAAGAATTTCATTAAAAAGCGTGCCACAATTGATGATATAGCAGAGCTGAAGGAGCTTTTAAAAGAAAAAGAAAATAGTTTAAAATAAGGTTGCTTATATACTTCTTGAAGTATATAATGAACTTGTAATCAAGAAAGACAAAAAGGCGGATAAAACAATGGACACAACTCAAAGAGAACTAGAAATTGAAGACTTAGCTAAATTAATGGCAAGTAATAAGCCTAATCAAGAAAAACATCCAGACTTTGTAATGAGTGACTGGATCAATACAGCTACTGAAATTTGGGAAAACAGACATGCTATCACAGTAAAAGCCAGAGTAAGTAACAACGTTATTGGTGGACAAGGTGCTGAATCATTTTGGATTGAACTAAAAGGACAAGATAGAATTGATTATCAATCCAGCAAGGAATGTATCCTAACTGGAACTGTAGAAAATGAATTAGAAGTCATTGGTTATGGTACGACTGCAAAATTCAGTTTTGACGGTGTTAAAGTTCCAGAACTAACAGAAATTGTTAGGGGGTCTATCATTGACTGATGATAAAGTACTACAAGCATATGATTGGTTTATAAATAATGATTTCAGAGATGATTCAAAAACCGATGCCTGGGCTAGTATCGTAAATGCTAATCAAGATAAATTTGAGATTGGTAAATCAGATAATGGTTACTTCAAAGTAGTTCATTATTCTGATATTGAAATACGATACGACAAAGGTGAGACTGAACCAAAATTAGATGGTTATACTTATATCAAAAATTTCTACTTTGGAACTGATTACTGGATATTTAAGAAAAACAATTGATACTCACAACTAATATTGTGGGTGTTTTTTATACTAAAAAATCGCTAGTCAATTAAGACTGGCGATAACTTTAATCGGTTAATGATTCAGCAAGTTTATCTTCATCCATAATACTAGCTGGATTAGCAGTTTTATAACTCAGATGCTTATTCTTTAATTTAGAATTATCAATGGGTGTTAAGTCAAATGTCATTCTGCTTGTATGACGATCATATGTTAGCTTATCTCCAATTGCATATTCATTAATAATTTGACCACGTAATAATACCAATGCAGTTCTTGTATCTCCAACCTTTGGGACTGTGATACGCCATGCGCCATTGGCCTTCTCAGTCATGGCAGCCTCATTACCAAATGGAATGTCATTATCTCTATCGCTGAACTTTAAAATTAAATAATTCTTTTTACTCATGATTATGATCTCCTCGATTTTATTTGTTTCTCTTTACAGTTATTAATATATATCTTTTCTGTGTGGGAGTCAATACTCTAAGGCAGAAACAATAAAGATAAAGAATGCAATCACATACACATAGAGACTCATGCCGCACCATTAGATCTACGTTTAGCATAGTATATTACACATTTAATCCAAAAAAATATACTTAGTATATTTACTATATTAAGTATACTAAGTATATTTTATTTTCTGCTATCATATATATTTCTTTCAGTATCTGTCAGTGTATTTAAGTACGCGTCTACTGCCAATTCTACAACCTTATACATTGGTATGTCTTTTACATATGCTATGTTTCCAATGGTTTCCTTAACAGGTGGATCAAGCTGGACAGGGACTCTATCCTTCGCCTTAAATTTTTTATCGGTATATGATATTTCAACATCGTCATCAACCTTTATATCCTTGGCTTCAATTTGTTTTCTTTTAAGTTCCTTATTACTTGGTAATAATGCCATTTAATTTTATCTCTTTTCCTAATTTTAACGTCTTGTTATTTAGCATATCGAAATACTTAAATTCATATTTAAACCCTGTAAAGTCTCCGGTCTCTTCAAAATATTTAATTCTTCCTTCAAGTTCACAAAAGAAATCACAAAATATAGACCATATTTTTCTATCATGATAATCTGATAAAGCAATTCCGGTTTCACCAAATGTTTCTAATCTATCGTGATATTTAAGAAGCGTCATAAATACATTTTCACGACCATATTCTTCAATGGTTTCTTCAGCGTTAAGCTTTTGCTTTTTCTTGCGATTATTTAGAATTGCTAATAATATACCTGCAATTTGAAAGTGTGCGTCATCCGGAAAGTTTTCAAGGATTGGAGTTAAATATCCCTCAATCAAGGCTGACGTTCCGTCCATTGAGAAACGTTTTGCTTCTTGAACTGGAATGATATAGTCAGTAACCATCATTATTGAATCAACTGAATTATCACCTGAAGGAGCAACGTCAAAGAAAATATAATCATAGTCATTCTTAATTTCATCAACCATTCCTTTTAAAAATAAGTATCTTTCTTTTTTATTTTTAGAGTGATCTATTATCCATTCATTCAAATCGTGGGTTCCAAGCGATCCGGCTATAAAATCTAAATTATCTGAAAGATGGATAATTGCATTTTTTAATGTACCGGATTCAACCGCCTTGGTAAACGATTGTGGATATTTTGTTATTCCAAAAGTTCTACTTATATTCTGTGTTGAGTTTGCCTGTAAATCGACATCAATTAATAATATTCTTTTGTTAAATATTTGGCTTGAAACAATCGCCATCATATCGGTGTCTGTGGTTTTACCAACTCCACCCTTTAAATTGGTGAGAACAACTACCTTGCCCATAATTTTCTCCTTAAAATATACTTAATATATTCACTATACTAAGTATATTCACTATATTTAATATATTAAGTATACTAAATATAGTGCTACTTGTCAAAAATATATTTGATACATAGTGTTGACAGTCAGAATTCACTAAGCTATATTATAAGTAACAAAAAAGCCCACCCGTTAAACGAGTGAGCCAAAGAAAAAAAGCGTTGAGACAATAGTTACTACCAATAACTAAAGTTTCAGCAAGTGAATAGAGCAAGTATTCACCGCTTTTAACGCTACCTTTAACTTGTATTATACTATGAAGGTAGGAAAAATCAATTATGTGATTGATTTCGTTAAGTCGGTGAAAGTGTTACGAATTCATCGGCTTTTTTTCTTCTTAAAAATAAGGAGAGTCAATCATGACAAAAAACAAAGAATTGAAATTACAAATGGAAAAAGCAAAATTAGCTTTCATCCAACCAAAAAACTATATCGCACTATTTGATTTAGGAGATAAGTCTTTAAATGGTAATCCTACTATTTTGTTTTCAGCAATTTACAATCGTCTTGGATCAAGTGTTCAAAATGGATCAGATTACTTCGATAAAAAAATGGGTGAGTTTTACGTAATTTATGAATATAGCGAATTAGCTGAATTAATCAATGCTTCTACAAAGACAGTCTCAAGAATGATGGATAAATTAGTTGCTGCTGGTTTAATTTTTAAGAAGAAGTGTTTTAACGGAGTTTACAGATTATTTCCCTCACTTCCAGATTCAGCAAAAGAAAAATTTCTTGGTTTAAATGAAGAAACTCCTGATACACCGGAAGTAACACCCGAAAACACTGATACAACACCAACGGACAAAAAGTCTCCTACGAAGTGGACAGATTTTCGCTTTAATTACTTGAACTTGAACTACTTAATCTCTTTTACTAATAAGGCTATTAATACGCCCGAGCCAATTAATTTCGATACTCAATCAATTGACGGATATGCAGACACTCTAATTAACAACGTTTCCGTTCCAGAAGATGCCGTTAATACTGTTAAATCGTTATGTAGTAATAACTATGATCGTATGCACAACATCATGAGTCAAATGTTTAATGCTAAAAAAAGTGTTTACAATAATGCTTCAAGACAAGGGCTAGATTATGCTCTTTGGGGTACAATGTTTGAAGAAAACAAGTTCATTCAAATAGGACTTAATGCGACTATGCAACGAGCAGTTAGAAAAGCTTACCGTGAAATTGAAGATCAGACTGGTAGAAATAAATTCATGTTTACTTGTTTCAAGAGCTTTTTTGAAGAATCATTGATTAATTATCATCAATTTGGTACACCCGAAAATAAACCACAGTATAACTAATTTTCACAAGATTAATAAAAACTGAAATACCGAAATAATAACGTTTGTGAGTGCCTGTTTACCTATACCAATTTCATTTCACAAAGTTAGTGTCTGAAAGCGTTGGTAAATAAGGGACTTCTTATACCATGTATTATGTAACCTTGGAGGGAAAATACTATGATTAATGATAATTTTATAAACGTAATTACAAAATTGAATGAATATCAGAGGACTGATTTTGGCGAATACGCAAAGGACTTTGCTGGCCTAACAGTTATGAGCGGAACTGACTATTTGAATATGATCAGGGCCATGGCTAAGGACGAATCCTTAACAGATGTTTTAGACTTAGTTCAAAAACTTGGTAGCAAAAATATTTTTATCACTTCAAATCTAAGTGAAGTAAACGATTGGGATACTGTTTTAAAGTACACAGATGGCCCTGAGATAGATTCAAACAATAAGATTCACGTTAATGTTAGATATTACATTTATGACTCTACAATTGACTATGCTGAGGGTTCATATGGATATAAGCTCAATAAGCTCATGAGCAATAAATAAAAAAGTAGAGAAGATCTATATTATAAGTAAGAGCTAAATGAGAGCTCTAATAAAAGAAATGGAGGTATTATAATGAATAATACCAAAGATAGTTATACTTTAGAAACATTGATGGGGGATTATATTTGTGACAAAACTGGAGAAAATAGATTACGTTTCCCTGACTTATATCCAGATTTGGTTTCAGATGCTTTAAATTATAAAGACGGATTTGTTAAAGGTGTAACTATTTTCGCTAATATGGTTCATATATATCAGCCTGAAAGCGGATCAAATATTTCGGATTTTATATCAACCGAGGAGTCATCTTTGACAAAGGTTATCGAAAGTAAAATCTTTTCATATGATGATTCAGATGTTGAAGATTGTTATGACTTTTTAGAAAAGCTAGTCAAATAGAATATTAAAAGGACTGATAGCTTAATTGCTGTGGTCTTTTTTACTATAAAATCATAAATAAATAATCATCGTAGTATAATAACTGTTACTTATTGATGAATTTATTACACAATAAGTAACAATTATTATACTTTATGCTACAATTAACTAGCAAAGAAGAATGAACATAGATACACAAAATCCCCCAACTATCGCAAGTAGTTGAGGGATTTTTTAGTGGGCTAAATTGCCTTTATATTTTACTTGCGATGTTTACCATTTAGCCAATCGGTAAACAAAACAGTTATCAAGCTGATCGCAAGGGGCACAAAGAATGAATGAACCATAGATACACCTCCAATCCGTTGCAGGATTGATGTAAGGCAACAGTTAATATTGTACCAGTAAGTAGTCAAAATTGGAGATGATTTAACGGACTATAATGGTACCATATCGATAGAAAGCGCCTAATAATACTGATGTATAAGTATTTATAATATGACGTAAAACATATAATTTATTTAATTCATATCACCATATATAGATATAACGGTAGATAACTGATATAAATATAAAGCAAACAATTTAATTTTTATCTGTTTTTTTCTCATTAATAATATCATCGGCGGTAATAACTCTATTATTCATAGTCTTTTTTAGCGCCTTGTACTTTTTCCACTCTGACTTAGTCATAAAGAATGTTTCTTTATTAGTAGAATTTACTACCTTGTAAACATTTGAAAATACATAAAGATCTAATAATGCACCAATCCAAAAAATAACTCCAAGACCATAGATCCAAATTGTTAACGCACCAATTATAATCTCGATAATTTGTCTTTTCTTAAATGTTCTACCTAGTTTTGGAAGTGTTTTATTTTGGTCTCTTAGTTGGTTAAGAGTTGCTAGTTGTAATAGATTTCCTAAATTATTCATATATTTACCCCATAATATTAATTTAATCAATTTAAGTATATCAAAAAAGGAATCTATTACGGATTCCTTTTTATCTTTATTCAGCTATTATATTTGGCAAATTAATTTTAGTTTAAGTCATAAATCAGTTGTATATCTGATTGCTTTTCCTATAATTCTACCAGGGTTATCCTTAGTTAAAATTATTGGATTGAATGAAGGATTGTCTGGCATTAATATAACCATTCCTTTTTGATACTTTATTCTTTTTAAAGTTGCTTCTGAGTCACTATTAACTAGAACAGCAGCTATTTCACCATCTTCAACTTCTGGTTGTTCCTTAATTAGAACCATTGATCCATCTGGAATAGTAGGTTCCATAGATTTTCCCTTAGCTGCTAAATAAAAAATGTTTCCGTTTGGTAATGAATCTTGAGGTTCCTCAATATATCGTTCTATATTTTCTTCAGCGGTTATTGGATCACCACAAGCTATAGTTCCTAGAACGGGAATATTTATAGTTTTACTTTTTTGAATTAATTTTTCTTTAACTGTTCCTGGTTCATCTTCAATTCCCATTATATATAGTGGAGATACATTCAATATTTTTGCTAATTTTCTGACAACTTCAACCGGCATCTTGTCGGTTTCACCACTTTCATATCTATAAATCGTGGTTTTAGAGACTCCAATAAGTTTTCCTAAAGTCTCAGCTGACATATTACGTCTAGTTCTTGCTGATTTTAAAGTACTGCGCTCCTTTCCACTAGCGCTACGTTTTTTTGTCCATTCTTTATTTTTATCATTTGTAATAAAATTTGATTTTAGTTTTATTGTCTTATCTGGCAAGGTATTTCAGCTCCTTTCAAGACATATATTACTATTAAAGTTGCATAAATGCAACAAAATGTAAGTTGCAAAAAAGTTCTGCCGGTGTATTATATTAAGTGTACAAGACGTAAATATGAATATTAAGAGGGGAAGCGAGCAACAATGGGAATTAAAGTTCAAAAACTACGTGGAAGAATTATTGAAGAAAACTATACCCAAGCGGGTGTAGCTGATTTATTAAAGATGAATAGATCAACATTTTATAGAAAAATGAAAACTGGTGGCAAAACGTTTACTGTTGGTGATATCAAAAAGATGAAAGTAATACTTCACTTAGACTTAGATGATGTAAGTGATATTTTTTTAAAATAAAAGTTGCGTTTTTGCAACTATTTCATAAGAACAAAAAGGAGAAAATCGATGTTTACAATTGGAGTATTTAGATTCATTTCATGGTTATTTATAGCTTCCAGTATTACTGGAGTTACAACTTATTTGTTTATGAAATATAAGAATATTAAAGGAATAATTACAAATTTGACTGACCTAGAACCAGGGGAATTGAACTTTTTAAGTCATATCTATAAGAAGGATAACTAATGTTATTAGCAAGGGCTATTCAAGTAATTGTTGTAACCGTAGTATTTGTAGCTTTGATATTTAATGCAGTATTTGGGGGTGACAAGTAATGAACAGTAATCAAGATAATCCTGATTTCACTTCAAAAAAATATGATCCAACACCTGATGCTGAACCATATGACGTTGAAACTGATGACAATCTGATGGAGGACGATTAAATGGAAACTTGGAAGGCTATTCCTGGCTTTGAAAGATATCAGATATCGAGTTTGGGTAGAGTGAAGAATACCAAAATTGGCAGCATTAGAGGCCTTTCACATCCAAGCGCAAGAACTGAATATTTAAAAACTAGTTTTAGAAATGAAAATGGTGATATTAAAACATTTGATGTTCACAGACTAGTAGCTGAAGCATTTTGCCCTAAGCCCAATGAATCAAATAAATTAGAAGTTGACCATTTAAATAGAAATACTTTAGATAACAGAGCTTCAAATTTAGAGTGGGTTACTCCTGACGAGAATAGACGACGAAGTAGGACACGAACACTTGACTATTCAGTAAATGATACATCGGTTGTTTGGTATAAAGAAAATGGTGAAATATTAGGAGTGTTTGAAAATTGCTTACAAGCACACTTTCATACAGGAATGTCATTAAGCGGGATAACAAAATGCTGCTCTAAAAAATATCCTAGAGCTCATTCATTCAAAGGCAATGGATTCATGAGAGTTCCTACAATAGATGCAGAGAAATTATTAGATGAACAAATGGAGGATAGGATGAATGCACTGGAATGGTGATATTACAAATATTGAAAATGCGATTCAGGATTATGCCAAGGTATGCAAGGAAATTGGTAAAATCGACGAACAAATTGAGAAGTATTCTTCTGAGTATGATGTTATGCACAACTTGCTAGGTGAAGATGTTGATGCGCTTTTGTACACCATTAAAAGACTGAAGGATAAAAGAGCGGGGCTTGAAAATAGTAAATCATTTTCAGAGTCAATTATTTATAAACGTTTTGACCACTATTACGCATAACAAAAAAGCCGTTAGCCACTGGCATGACTGACGACCTTATCAAAATATTAACAGCACAATTATAACATGAAAGAGGTATGACATGACCGAAGACACAATTGCAGTTTCTGACTTTGGAGTTGAGTTTACTCCTAGCAGGATAGCCATTAAAAATGAAGATGTTCTAAAGGCGCAACTTGAAGGAATATCTAAAAAATATACTGGATTAATTGTTACTGAAGATAACTTAGCAAGTGTTAAGTCAACAAGAGCAATGCTTAACAAACTGAATAAAGGACTAGAGGACAAGAGAAAGGAAATAAAGAAAGCTTACAATGAACCACTATCCGAGTTTGAAAACAAGGTTAGAGGATTTGAGAACATTATTTCAAAATCCTTGGATCCAATTGATGAAAGCATTAAGAAACTAGAGGATGACCAACGTGATAGTAGACGGATTAATGTTCAAAAAGTAATTGATGAAATGGCCCCAGCATATGGAATTGATCCTAATGCAATAGAGATTGAGAATTCATGGACTAATAAGACCATGACTGAACTAAAGCTTACTAAAATTCTTGCCGATGGTTTTAATGCATTGAAAAGAAAGAAAGACTTGTTTGAAACTAATAAGAAACTTGTTGAAGAACATGCTAAGTACGTTGGTGTTGAATCTGATGGTTGGGTTAGCCAATTATCGAATGATTATAATGCTACGGCGGTAATCAAAGCAATGGACCAGTCAATTGAAGACCGAAAGCAGAAAGAACTTAAAGAACAAAAACGTAAAGAGGCTGAACTGGCAGTTCAAAAAGCATTATATAAAACAGTTAGCGATAAGACTATTAACAAAGAAACTGGTGAAGTGATTTCAAAGCCGGATAGATATTCTGTTGAGATTAGATTAACTGGTAGCAAGGCAAATATTATCCAAGCGGTTCAAAAGATTAACTCACTTACTAGTATCAATAAAGAGGTTATTAAATCACTTTCACTAATGGAGGATTAATTAATGCCAGAGAAAGAAGACAGAACAAAGTCACTAATTGCTGTACTAAGTTTGATTCAGAGTGAAGTTGGGAAAATTGTTAAGGACGGAAAGAATACTAAACAAGGATTTGGTTATGTCAGTGAAGCACAGGTTAAGGCTAAGCTTCAAAATAAATTAGCTGAGCACGGTATCATGTTTATTCCGAGTTACCAATTAATAGATTCGTGGAGCACTCAAAGCCAAAGAGGTGCCAATTTAAACTTCGTTTCAGTAATGGGTACATTTACGCTAACTAATGGTTCTGAGAGTGTTATGGGTAGCATGCCTGGTATCGGAATGGATTCAGGTGACAAAGCTATATACAAGGCTGAAACTGGTGCACAAAAGAATTTCTTAATGCAATTATTCTTAATGAGCACTGGTAATGATCCGGATGATGATATTGATAATTCTTACAATAATAATCAGCAACGTAAAACTAACTCTAATCAGGCAAGCAATGCCAAGCTGAAAAGTATTAATGAACAAATATCCAAGTTAGCTGAATTGAATCAATCGGATAGTGGAACGTATTCTTCAGCTTTGATGAAACATTTTCCTAATGTTAATTTCAAAAATGTATCTAATTCAGATGCTGAAAAAATGATTGCTTTCTTGAATCAACAAATTAAGTTAACTGAAGATACTTTGAAACAATTAGGAGCTATTTAGAATATCTGATGAAATTCTTTGCGAAGATAAAAAGTATTCAAGGAAATGAAATTACATTAGAAACGATTGATGATATTAGCATTTTAAAAGTTGATAAATTTTCTAATGGCAAGCAACCTGTTGTAGAAATTGAAGTTTCAGATAGTAGACAGATTTCCATAGATCAGCGAAGAAAAATTTATGCTCTAATTGGTGAAATAAGTATTTGGTCTGGATACATGGTTGATAGAGAAACCCCTGGAATCATGAAATGGAACTATCTGACAGAGACTGGAAGAAGTGAATTCAGCTTATCTGATTGTTCCATGACACAAGCAAATGAGTATCTAAGCTGGTTACTTGATTTCTGTTTTGAAAATGATGTTCCATTCAAGACTAAAACATGGGATATGCTGCCAAACGACTACGCCATGCAACGAAGGTGCTTAGAACATAGAAAGTGCTGTATATGTGGTAAACATGCTGACGTGGCTCATGTGGAGACCGTAGGAATGGGTAGAAACAGAAATCATATCAATCATAGTGATTATTATTTTATGGCACTTTGTAGAACACATCATATGGAGCAACACAGGATTGGAATTGATACTTTCCTTCAAAAGTATCATATAAAGCCTGTGAAACTAGATGATAAAGACAGGAAGAAGTTAAAGATTGGAGGCTAATTATGTCAATATTACGAGCAAAACGGAAAACCAATTATACGATTATGGGAAACATGGGCTTGAAGGATAAAAGAATTTCTTTAAGGGCAAAGGGGCTTCTAGCTTATATGCTTAGTTTACCAGATGATTGGGTTTTCTATGAAACGGAACTGACAGACCATTGTACAGATGGACGAGATTCTATAAGGGCATCATTAAGAGAACTGGAAAAATTTGGCTATTTAGTAAGACAGCAAAAACGAGCTGTTGGAGGTAAGTTTGGTCAGAAAGATTGGAAAGTCCTTGATGAGCCTACGTTTTCACCGTGGACTGATTTGCCGTCGACGGTCAAACCGTCAGCGGGTTCACCGTCGGCGGTCAATCCAACACTACTAAGTACTAATAAACTAAGTACTAATAAACTAAGTACTAATAGTAATAGTCCGAAGTCTAAAAAGCAGACTTATGGACCTGATGATTTGAATTATAAATTAGCAAATTTGCTTTTGAATAAGATTAAAGAAAACAATCCAAATGCTAAAACACCTAATATACAGAAATGGGCTAACTCAATCAGACTAATGCATGAAAGAGATAGTCGGTCATATGATGATATTGAGAAGATGATTACCTGGTCTCAGTCAAATGAGTTTTGGTCGGGAGTAATTCTTTCAACTACAAAGTTACGTTCAAAATATGATCAGATGTTTGTACAAGCAAACAAACGAAAAAGAAGTAATAAGTCTAAACGTAATCATGATTATGAATTGCCATATTAGTTAGGAGGAATGAGTCATGGATTCTATGTCTAGCTTAATGATGCAAATGGCAAATAAATTAAAACGTAAGCACAAACTCAATATTAATATCGAAGATGAACTTAAACATAGAGATGAACATCAAAGAGAAAAGGAAATTGAGTTTACAAAAATTAATAATCAGAACAAACGAAAGAGAATGTTTAAAAGTTCTTTAGTGAGTGATCCTGATGATTTGAAAAGTACTTTTGCAGACTTTAATACTGATAGCGATATTCAGAAGAAAGAGCTAGTGAAAGCAAAGAATATAGCTAATCGTATCTATCACGGAGAAAAGGGTAATTTCTTATTTACTGGTAAGCCTGGGCTCGGTAAGACAATGCTTGCTGTCAGTATTCTTAATGGATTAAATGGATTAGGCAATACAAGTCTAAGCTGTTACTTCCTAAGTTTTGAGATGTTCATGGAGCTTAAAAAGAGTAGTTTCAACGATAAGTTTGGAACTGTTAGAGATGATGTTTATAGAATTGAGCAATGTGCTAAGAACTGTGATGTCTTAGTAATTGATGATTTAGGTAGTGAGACTAGCTTTGCAACTGAAGAAGATGTTAAAAGCGGTAGTCAATATACTCAGGAAACATTGTTTAGAATAGCAGACTACCGAAAGAACAAAGTGAATATTATTACAACAAATAATATTGGCTCGGAGCTTCAAGATATGTATCATCCAAAGATCATTAGCAGATTATTAACCAAAAATACTGATAACTCCATTCAATTTGAGGGAGTTGATCAACGGAGGTAATGAATATGGACTTAGATAGAGAATATCCGTCAGACGGATTTAGCATGGCAAAACGTGATGTAGTTACAATTGGTAACTTAGTTGACCATATGAGAATTGAGGGAAATATTGCATACCAAAAGATGCTTAATTTGAAAGAATCTAATCGAGTGTATTCTGGTAATCAAAATGTATTAGATCAGTTAGAAATGATGTTGCTAATTAACCAAGATATTAGTAGTCAATTATATGAGGATAAGAAGACGTTAGGAATTATAGAAAAGATACCAAAGGAGAAGTTACATGATTAATCGAGTAGTCCTTGTAGGACGACTAACACGAGACGCAGAGTTAAAATACACAGCTAATGGTGTAGCAGTTGCACAATTTACAGTTGCTGTTAATCGAAGTTTTACCAATGCTAAAGGCGAGCGTGAAGCTGATTTCATTAATTGTGTAATTTGGAGAAAGGCTGCAGAAAACTTTTCAAATTTTACACATAAAGGTTCACTTGTAGGCGTTGATGGACACATTCAAACACGCTCATACGAAAACCAACAAGGTAATCGTGTTTATGTAACCGAAGTTGTTATTGAAAGCTTCTCACTACTGGAGAGCAAAAAAGAAGCAGATAATTTTCAAAGCAATTCCAGTCATAGCAACAATTCAAATAGTAAATATGCAGATAATGTGCAGAAACAAAATAAGAATTCTACTGATCCGTTTGCAGACAACGGTAAATCAATTGATATTAGCGATGACGATTTGCCATTTTAACAATACATAAATTGAATAGTACCAATAATAACTAACATCAAGCAAATATACGTCATGACGTGTAAAAGGGAGAAATAACATGGGTAAACGTAAATTAGGTAGACAGTACAAGAAATTAATTGATTATGTGAATGTAAGAAGTGTTAACTATTTAGACTACTTAGGGGATTTATTACCAGATGTAATTAATCAAAAATCTGGAATGATAGCTGACATCAAGGATGACTTAGACGTAACTAATAATCATTCAGATGAGTTTGACCAGCTAATTGCCATAGTAATTGATATTTACTTTGGAAATTATGAATATATTGAATCTGAATATTATTGGAAGTTGAAAACAGAGAATGATGACTTAGAAAACCTATATGCATCACATTATGATCATGGCGACAAAATAGTGTTAACAAGTAGTCCTTTATCGGATGACAGAATGACACAAAGTATATTAACCAAAGATTTAGGTATCAGTGATTATGGATTGTCGGTTGATTCATTTAGTCCTGTTAAGGAGTTGAGAAAGTCATGACATCAATAGTACCAATTATTCATGAAGTCGAAGATGATTATAGAAAAGATAAATCAATGTCTGGACGTGATAGAAATCCTAGTGTTACTAATGCGCCTCCGTTCGATGAACGTCTTGTTATGATCCGTAAGAGATTTAACCATGGAATTGATGCACTAGCTGAGAAAACCAAAGGAATTGATATTAGTGGTATTCAGAATCAAATTGATTGGGGAATAGATTTTAATGCTATTGCAGCCAAAGAAAATATTCCGATGAATACGTTGAACTATTTTATTAGCATGAATGTGTTGAAAGGTAAACGTGAGTATAAGAAGGCCAAAGTTAATACTAAGATTTCTATTTATAAATTGTTGAAGAATAATATTGAAATTTGTCGAGGAACAAAACAAAAAATATCCGAATTAACTGGTATGACTACTAATCAGTTAGATTGGTTAAAAACTAAAAGATATGGTCAACGTGTAAGCCGTGGTGAATATCAATTGGAACGTGTGAAATGACTGAATATGCTTTATATCATGGTGACGAATTTGTTGATATTGGCACAATTGATTACCTAGCAAAAGAAAGAAATGTATTAGTTAGGACTATGCAATGGTATCTAACTAAAACGGCTTTAAAACGGAATAGCTATATTTTGATTAAATTGGAGGAACAATAGCATGGCTGACATTAGAATTTTGACAGGCTGGACTAAAGAAGAACGTGAAGAATTGGAAGCCGCTGAAGGTAATGGCTACTACCAAACATCGATAGACGTTATTAATGCAATGACTGATCATGACGATAGTTTTAAATCTATTTATAAAAAATATCAACCTGGTTTTACCAAAGAAAATAACCAATTAGCTAAGGATATTGCCGATTACTTTACTAGTGATGCTGAATTTTCTGAGAAGGAATATTATGTGAAAATTCCATTGGTAAATAAATGTTTGTTTCTATATAAAACAAATGGCGAATATTTCTTAACTAGGTTTTGTGATCAGGCAGACAATTATCAAATAAAATTTACTGAACAGGAAATCATCGCAATTGATCCAATATACATGATGTTTGCTATCGAAGTGGGGGACTAATCATGACGAAGAACACATTAAGTGACTTGAACAATCATTTATTCGAGGAAATGGAACGTCTTAATGATGACTCCTTAACTGAGGATCAACTTAATAAAGAGATTAGTCGAAGTAAGGCTATGACTAATGTCGGAGATAAGATAATTCAGAATGCAAATACGATTCTTAAAGCAAAGATTGCATATGACGATGTAGATAGTATAGATAGTAGTAAACGAGCACAAATCTTACTAGGAAATGATACAGATGAAATACACGAAGGAACAGATTGATTTCATTTATAAAAATTACAAAGGTATTAGTAGTCGGGAATTAACCAAGAAGTTTAATAAGAAATTCAGTACAAGTCGAGAAAGTACTTCTATAAATGCCTTTAAAGGCCACCATAAATTAAAAAGCGGCTATAACAATTATTTCAAGCCTGGAAACCAACCATGGAATACAGGAACAAAAGGATTGGTAAAGGCTAATAGTGGTTCTAGGAAACCAGCACCAATAGGGAAAATCTATTCTAGTAGCGGTCATAATCTTATTAAAACTGTTAACGGTTGGCAACAATATTCACGTTATAAGTATGAGGAATACCATGATTGCAAATTAACTCCAAATGAACGAATTAATTTCTTAGACAATGATAATACAAACTTTGCCAAGGAAAATCTAATCAAAGTCACAAAACAGGAAGTAGCACGAATTCATCGCGAAGGATATTTGTATGATGATCCAACCTTGAATAAAGTTGGAATAAGTATGGTCAGATTAAAAATGAAAGTTAGAGATATTTCTAATGCTAACAACAGAAAAGATAAATGAATTAATTGGTGTTGATGATTCATGGAAAGCGCCAGAGAAATTATTAAAAGTATTACTGAATAAATCGCAACGCGAGGAACTATTTAATAACTTTCTTAGAAATGAAACAGATATGAGTTTCGACTGGTTCCATATGTATTTTCAAGATGAAGCGGCAGACCGTAAGAAAATGAAACAAGATTTTACACCACAATCTGTTTCGATGATATTGAATAGGCTAGTTGAACCTAAGAACGATAACTATTTTGAATGTGCAGCCGGTACAGGTGGTATTGCTATTAACCATTACTACCAACAATGCTTGAAACAATATCCATGGGACTATCAACCAGTCGAACATTATCACATGTTAGAAGAATTATCAGACAGAGCAATGCCGTTTCTGTTATTCAATTTAGCAATTCGTGGCATGAATGCTACCGTAATTCAAATTGATAGTTTATCGAGAGATAAATGTAAAGGCGTATTCTTCATTCAAAACATTAAAAATGATGCTTTAAGTTTTAGCAGTATTAACGTAATGCCATATTCGGATATGGTGAAAAATGAATTCAATATTAAGAGTTGGGATAGTCAACGATACCCTGAACATATTGAGGATAATTTAGGAGATGTATTTGATGCAAAATCAATTAAGCGTATCAAGGAGATTCAGTAATAATGTGGAAATGTTTTATAGAGGAACCGATGGAAAAACTAGAAAAATCAGTAGAAAGGGGCTAATTGAAAAAGTTAGAAATATGACTTTTTATGATTACTATAAATGGTTTATTGCCAACGAAAAGGAGGGCAAAATTCGAGGAGTTACCTTAGACAAGTATCTTATGACTCTGAAGTGGATTAATGAAATAGCTCCGGATATGTTGCTGATTGATCTGGAAAGTAACAGACAAAACCTACAGTTTCTATTAGATGAATATGGTAAAACACATCAAAGAGCTACAACGATGGATTTTAGAACTCAACTTGGAGCCGGATTAGGATTTGCTGTTGATGACGGTTATATCCATAGTTATGCAAAGACCGGAATTACAATTCATTCAATTGAAGATACATGGACTCCAGAACAGATAGCAGCACAGAAACAGCAAATCAAATCTTTCAGTGCCACACAGTTTAATAAGTTTAAATCGTATGTTGATTTTAAGCTGGACGCTATGTTAGACCAAGAGCCTATTTATCACGGTGAAGATTATACAAGATCAGAAAAAGGAATGAATACAAGTACTAGTTATCAACTATATTACATGCTATTTGCTGTTTTGATTCACACAGGAGTTAGATACGGAGAGGCGATGGGCTTTGAATATTCCGATATAACCCCTGGCGATATTAACATAAGTAAAACTTGGAAATATAGAAGTACAGTGGGCTGCTTTCAACCAACAAAGAATAGAAGCTCAATAAGACTAGTAACAATTGATAATACACTTTATGAACTATTAAAAAAATATTATCAATTTAAAGAAAAATATGGAATTCCAAACGATCCGGATAGACCACTATTAAATGAAAACGTAAGAATTTTTAACAGTACGGTTAACAATTTATTAGCAAGCGTCGAGAAACATTTGGGACTCCCAAGACTAACTGCACATAAGTTAAGACATAGTTACGCCTCATATCTTTTATATCAAGATATTCCGGCTCAAATTGTTGCAAAACAGCTAGGACATACAGATACAAGTATGCTTTTTAAAGTTTATGCCCATATTCTTGAAGAAAAGAAGCGTGCGTCAGATGAAAAGATTAAAGGGTTATTAGCATAAGGGGAACAAATGGATAAAGAAAAAGTAATTAAACTAGCTCAGCAATTGGCACATGTAAATTATTCCAATAAGAGCCATTCAAAGGAATTTATTCTTGAAGATATTATTAAAGAACTCAATTCAAAACCAGTTATGCCGAAAGTTTTTGATACTTGGCATAAAGAAGAAGTTGAAATATATGACAGAATTGAGGGTGAAGTTTACAGCTTAATAATTATATATGATAGAAAAACTCCAACAAGTAATGTTAAATCAGAAAATGAACTATTTACTTGGTTGAATGAAAGCTGGGCAACCAAAGAAACTAAATTTATTAAATGTATTGATGCAATTCGATATGGCTATGAGGTGGAGAAATGAAAAGGGATATGTCTGATTTCAAATACTATTCACATAACGGAAGACGATGGTTAGCAGTGTTTGTTACTGCTGATAACCTTGAAGATATTTCCGCTAAGACTGAGCTGATTTCACCATTTGGCAAAGCATTCTGCTTCGGGATAATGGCAGTTGCTAGTGTTGATCAATGGCTAGTAATTAAGCTTGACCAGAGAAATGACAGACTTATGAGCAAAGATGTTGTAAATCCTAGAATATTTGAACGTGATTACAAGTATATGGCAAGAAAAAATGAGGTGGAGAAATGAGAGATAAAACGAGAGAACGTTATAAGGTACAAATTGACGATATTGAATCCGTTATAGGATTAATGAAACAGAATAGCAAATCGACTTTGTATCATTTGGATTTTGATATTCAAGCAAAGATAGCAACTCAGTTAGTTATAAACGATACTAACAATCCAATACCACTGACTGCTGCTGAATGGAACCCTACTCCGCTTAAGCTTTCTAATGGTGATTAAATCAAAATGTCTATACTGTCATGATCCTTATAAAGTATTTGATGATGGCGATAAAATAATACATCCTAATACCATAAGTTGGTGGGGCATAATGGCAAATTATTATGCTGGTAAAGTTGGAACTATTAGAAAAATTAATAAGTGTCCAGCATGTAGGAGACGACTAAATGATTAAACATAAATATATTCTAAGCAATAGCGGGCTTTGGTATGTGACTTACATGGATGAAAAATTAGTTAGAGCAAAACGGATATATGGAGGAGATTAATTATGTATGTAGCAAAACTTGGAAAATTATATTTATTAGATATGAAGATTAATTACCTAACCAATGAAATGACAAGTTGTGAAATGACAGATGATTTGAAAGATGCCTGCATGTTCAGAAATATTAGTCCGAAAGTTATTTCAAATCAGTGGTTAATTGATTTTGGATTCAAATTCTATAAGCTTGATGAAATCGAAGTAAACAACTGAAATATTAATAAAGAGAGGAATTAACACAATGACAGAAGTTAGCCTAACACCAGAATCAACTAAGGCATTAGCAATGGATATTATCAAATACAGTAGTGGTTTTGGTAGAACTGAAAGTGAAAAGAAATTAAGAAACGTTAAGATTCTACTAGAGAATTATCGCTACTTACAAAATCATCTCGATATAGAATTACCGGAAATACAAATGGATGATAAGTTATCTGGTTATCAATTAAGCCTGTATTCACTATTAGGCTATCGAGCTAGATCGAGAGAAATGATGGAATTTGTAAATGATATCTTCAACCAATATAAGCATATTTGTCAATCAGGTACAGAAGCTGACAGACGTAAATATAGTATTATTGATGGCCTATATCTAAGTGAAAAGCATCAATCAAAACAATCATTGTGTGAACGCTGGAATATTGATGGTTCGACATTGAATCGTGATGAACATAAGGCAATGAACGAATTGAAAGTAATGTTATTCGGTATTGATAGTTTGAATGATATTACTAAGTGACATGCAAGAATCATGCAATAAACATGCAATCAAAACCCTGTTTTAAAGGATTATATTAGTATCATAGATAATTTTGGTAAGAGTTATCTATACTTTCCGTTGTATTGGTTTTTGCATTGTAAACCTCCTTTATTTTATATGACTCAATTAGCTGGTGACTGATTCATACGCAGTGCCGGCTTAATTATAGGAATTTGGTGTAATGGTAACACCGAAGACTTCAAGCCTTCTAATGTGAGTTCGATTCTTACAATTCCTATCGGCAATCAAATGATTGCTAGAATAAAAAGAAATAATGTCCTTTAATTCTTTTACTTTAAACAACGTGGCTAGACGGTAAAGATAAGCGAGCAAACAAATATTATTCCGTATATCTTAGATAGGTTCGACTCCTATCGCTAGTCATATGGGTGGGTGTTAGTGTAGGCAGTCAACAGACATATCTGTTGGGACTAACGGTAGTGTGGTAGCTCAGAGGTAGAGCCGTAGATTGAATGGTCTATAAATGGCGTAGGTTCGATTCCTACTCACACTATTAATATGAGAGTGGTGGTATCTCTATGGGGACCATTGCGATATGGCTGATAGATATTTAATCTATCGGCTTTTTATATTGGAGGAATAATGATGAAGACTATTAAGGACTATCGGAGATGTGATGTTCTATTAGTTCCAACAAGAGCACAGGAAATTGAATATGTAATTGACAATGAGAATAGTGTTGAAAGCTATGACAAATTAAGGCACATTATCTATTTGAATAATAGAGATCCAATCATTGTAGTTACAATGAAATCAAAATTGATAGATGGTTGGAATAAACCTATTAGTAGAGTTGGAATGTTTCCAATGCTTGCATATTCAATAGATGATATAACTATGAGATTGAAAGAGTTAGATATGTGGATAAAAGATATTAATGGAAAGTCTGTAGGACATTAACTAATGGATAATGATACCAGGTTAACTGCAGTATTAAGTAAGTTTGTGTTTAGTCTAACTATCATCTTTGTGGTAGCCAAGATATTCAATCTTATTCATTGGTCATGGTGGTTAGTATTCAGCCCGTTGTGGGGACCGATAGTCTTCCTACTAATGGTCAGCTTAATCGTATGGATATTCTTTAAGATACATGGTGACTTATAAACTATCGGTTGGTAGGTTGGTATCTTCCTGGTCTCCTTAGCCAGTGAAGTCAGTTCGATTCTGACAACCGCAATTAATAACAGCGATAGAGATATAGGAGGTAACACATGAATAGATATCAAGCGAAGCATATCAAGCAATACCTTAATGACAATCGTATGTCACTTGATGATATACAACAGGCGTTCCTGGATTCATTCACTATGAATCAGATCAGTAATGAAGAGGCTGCTGCATTGTTCGTATCACTTATGCGTAACATGATGCTGATGCCACACAATGCCAGTCAGCTACAAGCCTTGGGTATAGAGCCTAAGACTATGAGCGTTGATAGTATCACTGAGCTAATCAGTGTATGGGCAAAGCAATACATCAAGGACTTCAAGCCTAGTAATGATACACAGACTACATCAGACACACATGATACAGGTACACAGTCATGAACCTAATGACACATGACATGCTGATGAGACTAAGACAATGGATTAAGAATGATGATGTGATTAAGTTCTATCACACTAAAGAGTGGCGTAAGGTTAGAGCAGAGAGACTAAGGCTAGACCATCACGAGTGTCAGGTATGCAAGGTACAAGGTAGACACACACATGCTGACACGGTCCATCACATCAAACATGTAAGAGACTATCCATTACAAGCATTAAATTTAAATAATACTGAGACAATCTGCAGGGTACACCATAACATTGAGCATCCAGAGAAATTAGAACAGTTTCATAAAGACAAATTCAAGAATGCTGAACGCTGGTAGAAATATTAATCCCCCCGGTCAAACCAAACGGCAAATCCCTTAGGGAACCAAACAACGGGGAAGGATGAAGACTTAACAAACAAATTGATTCTCATATGAGAGGGGGTTTTACACAAAAATGGCTAGAAAGAAGGCAATAAATGCTAAAAGCTTAAGAGAATCGCTATTAAATCAACTAAAAGTAATGGGTGCAGACACACCACAATTTCAAGATTTGGTTAATGATTATGTTAGTTTTTACGGCATTAAGAACAATTTAATTGCTGACATTGAAGAACGTGGCGTTTCGATTGAGTGGCGTAACGGAGATAAGCAAGGTGGATTTAAGAAGAATGATTCAATAGCAGAATTGGTAAAAGTTAATGCTCAGATGTTAAAAATACTTCAGCAATTGCATATTGAAACAGTGGATGGAGATGTAGAAGATGACGACGATTTCTAAAGTAAAATATCATCCGGCCATTGATGGTTATATGAATGATGTTTTATCTGGAAAGATTGTTGCCTGTAAAGAACAGATTGATTTAATGCATTTCTTAATTCATAAGCTTGATGATCCACATGCTGTCTTAAAAATAGATTTAATTGATGAAGCATTGGAAAATGTTCAAAAGCATTTTGTCTGGAAATTATTACCTTGGGAAAAATTTATTTTAGCTTTTGTTCATGGTGCTTTTTATGATGATGGAAGTTTGATGTTTGATGAGTTTCTCATACTACTTGGTCGTGGTGGTGGTAAAACTGGTTTTATGTCAGTTGAAGAATGGCTGTTGGCTAGTAAACAGGGTATTAGAAATTATGATATTGATATTGTTGCCACATCGGAAGAACAAGCTACTACTTCATTTAATGAAATTCATGATTTATTAAATAGCAAAGAAAAATATTACAAGAAATATTTCCAATGGACTAAGAAGTTAATTAAATATAAAAAGACTAATTCCAAAATAAAGTACCGCACTAGTAATGCCAACACAAAAGATGGTGGCAGACCTGGGGCGGTATTTTTTGACGAAATTCACGCCTACAAAGACGAGGCAACAATTAATGTATTTACGTCTGGACTTGGTAAAAAGCCTTTACCACGTAGGTTCTACATGACTACTGATGGTTATAATCGTGATGGATTTTTGGATAATCTAAAAGATGAATCTAAACTAGTTCTTTCTGGAGAACGGCCAAAGCGTAGAATGTTTCCATTTATTTGTAAGTTAGATGATCCTAGCGAATGGGAAGATGAAAAGATGTGGGAGAAAGCTAATCCATCATTAATTTATTTTCCAACCTTAAAGCAAGAAATGGAATCAGAGTTTGAGAAAGCTCATGATCGGGACCAAGCACGAATAGAGTTCATGACTAAACGAATGAATATACCGGCTAGTAAGGCACAATCACCAGTTGCGAGTTGGGAAGATATCAAAGCTACTAATCAACCTACTCCTGATTTAAGAGGTAGAGCCTGTTTGGTTGGCATTGATTACTCTGACACAATGGATTTCTGTGGTATTGGGTTACTATTCAAGATTGGTGATAAATATTACTGGAAACACCATTCATTGGTTAATTACAAGGCATTACAACATAGAAAATATAAGGTTCCACTTGATGTAGCTAAAGAAAAAGGATTTATCAAGATTATTGATGATGAAACTAATCAACCTAAATATGTGGTTGATTGGATATTGGAACAAGCTAAATATTACGATATCAAAGGTGTTGCAGCCGATACATTCAGACGTAACTACTTACAAGATGAGTTTACCAAAAATGGTTTTGATGAACTATTACCAGCCAGAACTGGTATTAAAACACATACCGATTTAGAGAATACGATTGATGATTTATTTGCATATCATAATATCGTATATACGGATGATGATTTCATGATGCGCTGGTATACGAATAATGTTTATAAAGATCGTGACGAGCGTGGAAATATTGAATATAAAAAGATTGAGCCGAAGTTGAGAAAAACTGACGGTTTTTTTGCATTTCTAAATGCTTTCCAATTTAGAGATAAATTAGATGTTCCTGTAGTTAGCTATCACAGAGGTTTAAGAACTCACGTTTACTAGAGAGGAGGTGGTTAATTGGGATTTTTTGATTTATTTAAAGGTAATGAGCCAGTAAGAGTTACCGAAGAAAAACAAGCTACTGAATTAAGAAGTAAGCAGTATAAGATATTTGAAAATTATATTAATTCAGCAACTACTAACACGGCTTTTAAGTTATATGCGATTCAACTTTGTATCAATAGAATTTCTAGTGCCCTGGTTAAAAGTGATTTTCAAACTTTCAAAAAGGGAAAGAGGTTCAAAGGTGATGTTTGGTATCAATTGAATGTTGAACCAAATGAGAACCAGAATGCTGCTGATTTTTGGAATAAAGTAATTTATCAAATGGTTATGAATGAAGATGGGGCCTTGGTAATTCAGTCACGTGTGACGGGAGAACTATTAGTTGCTGATTCATTTACTATGCGTGAATTTGCTTTCAAACCTAATGTTTATTCAAATATTTCAATCAGTAATTACAATATGAATACTAGTTTTATCGAAAGTGAAGTATTCCATTTAAAACTTAATAATTCAAAAGTTAAATCCTTATTTGATGGAATATTTGAACAATATGGAGCTTTATTGAATGGTGCTATTAAGAACTATGACCGCTCTAATGCTATTAAGTATGCTTTAAATATTGATACAACGTTTGACCAGTTGAAGGCTAGACCAGCAATGGACGCTGATGGAAAACAAATAGTTGATGAAAATGGTAATACTCTATCGGAATATGACACTATCATTGATGATTTATTTGGAGAACGGCTAAAAGGTGTATTTAGTGATAGAGATTCAGTGACGCCTTTAGAAACTGGACTTACGTTAAATGATTTAAATTCAACTGGTAACAGTAAGAGTTCTGGTAGTGCTGCTAATAAAACCACTCGTGATATTTCAGCTATGGTTGGAGATATTGTTGATTTGTGTGCAGACGCCTTTATGATTCCTAGAGGATTATTAAAAGGCGACACTGCCGATATTGATGGTATGACAGACAACTTCATTTCGTTCTGTATCAATCCGATTGCGGAACAGATTGAAGATGAAATTAATCGCAAACTATTTGGCCAAAAGAATTTAGCCAAACGTACCTATTGCAAAATTAGAACTGATAAGATTCGCAATTATGATCTCACTAAGATTGCTACATCAGCTGAATTAATTAGTCGCATTGGTGTTTGGTCTGTTAACGATATTCTTGACTTCATGGACTATGAGCCAATTGATGAAGATTGGGCTGACAAACATATTATTAGTAAAAATTATAGCTTAGTCGAAGATAATGATTCTGGAACTAGTGACCAGGATAATAAGGAAGATATATCGAAGGGTGGTGAGAATGAAGATGACAAAGAAAATGAAAATGGAAAAGATTAAAACTATTTTTAATGTAGCAAACGCTACTGAAGATACACCAGCAAGAATGGACCTTTATGGATTTGTTGGTGCTAACAATTATTGGGACGATTCAGCACAGGCTGTGACTACAAAGGGTGTTAACGATGCCTTGGCTGAAATCGAAGGAAATAGCGTTGATGTCCATATTAATTCATATGGTGGAGATGCCTTTGAAGGAATTGGAATTTATAATGCGTTAAAACAATCGGATAAGACTATCAATATTTATATTGATGCTATTGCAGCTAGTGCCGCTTCAGTCATTGCTATGGCTGGTGACACTATTTTTATTCCTTCAAATGCGCAACTAATGGTTCACCATGCTTTAACTTTTGAGTATGGGAATGCACAAGATTTTGCCAAGGCTATTGATATGTTGAATAAAATGGATAATTCATTAATTGCAACATACAAGACAAGATTTGCAGGTACAGATCAAGAACTCAATGATTTATTAGATGCAGAAACTTGGCTAAATGCTGATGAGGCTGTTGCTTTTGGCTTTGCAGATAAGATTATTGATTATTCAGAAGATGATGATCAAGAGGATAAGTCAGAGAACGTTAAGAATTCATTATTTGATAAGTACTCCAAAAATCATGTAGCTGCTAATGCTATTCATGAACCAGAACCAGTTCCAGAGCCAGTTGAACCAGAAGAACCTGAGCATAAAACCTCAATGGCTGAGAAACTAGCTAATCTAATTTAGAAAGAAGGAAATAATTAATGAAGAATTCAGATTTAGATACACAAAAAGTAAAAGACTCACGGATTGCAATGTTCAATGCTATGCGAGATGGCGATGAAACGGCACAAGGTGAAGCGTTTAATGACTTCGCTGCATCATTGCAAGATGCCATTTCTGATGACGCCAAGAAAAATATTGGCGCTATCAATAATGAAATGAATGATGAAAACATTCTTGAAAATCGTGGAGTTCGCAGAGCTATCACATCAACCGAAAGAAAGTTCTTTGCTGAAGCGGCTCAAAAACAATCATTTGAAAACTTGGATGAAACACTTCCAGAAACAATTGTTGAAGATGTTCTTTCAAGAATCAAAGAAGATCATCCGTTACTTGCTGCTATTGATACACAAACAGTTACAGTATTGATGAAATTAGTTTATGCAGACCCAACAAAGAAGACCGCTTTCTGGGGTAAGGTTCCTGATGATATCAAGCAGATTCTTGAAGATGGATTTAAGACATTATCACTAGAATCAAGTAAGCTCTCTGGCTATATGGCTGTACCGAAGGGATTCTTCCAACTTGGTGCTAGTTATATGGCACAATATGTAATTACATTCCTTGAAGAAACAATGTCCGCAACACTTGAAACTGCTGTTGTTTCCGGAACTGGTAAATTACAACCAATCGGTATGATTAAGAAGTTATCTGGTGCCGTAGATGGCGTATATCCAGATAAACCAGCTATTGCATTAAAAGATTTAGAACCTAAGTCACTAGCTGGTATTCATGCTGCCTTAGTTAAAGCAAAGACTGCTAATGGACCTATTTCAGTAATTGTTAATCCTATGAGTTACTGGTCAAAACTATTTCCAGAATTGGCAGTTAAAGATGCTAATAATAACTGGCATTTAATTACATTACCAACTGGCGATACAATCATTCAATCATACGCTGTTCCTGAAGATAAAATGGTATTCGGATTCACTAAGAACTATGTATTAGGAGTTTCTGGTTCTGTTGAGTTGAAGAAATATGATCAAACACTAGCCATTGAAGATATGGACCTATTCATTGCTAAATTCTTTGGTATGGGTGTAGCTAAGAATCAAAATGCTTTCTTTATTGCTGATATTTCTGGTATTGATGGTTCAGTAATCCCTAGTCCAGAAGAAGAACCAGTTGTAAAAAAGGCGGGTAAAGTAGGCGATACCACTGGTGACGAGTCAAAATAGATACCCCATCAAAAGATGGGGCCTTTGACCCAACCAGTGATATTAAACCAACCGATAGCAATACATTAACTGAGATCAAAGCTTGGTTAGACAACAAGAAGATTGATTACACTGGTAAAACTGCTAAGGCAGACTTATTAGCCCTAGTACCTTCTGAATAGGAGCAAATAAATGAAATATGATGTAAGTGATGAACTATTTCACCAAGTTAAAAGTGAACTACAAATCACTTTTACTGAGCGTGATGATAGTTTAAAAAAGGCTATCAAGCGTGGTATGGCGTTTATCACTAGTAGAGCTGGACCACTTAGCTTTACTGGTGATACTGAAACAGAATTAGTGGCAAATGATTTACTAATGAACTATTGTCGCTATTACTGGGACGGATATAGGCAAATGTTTCCAATTGATTATCAAAACGATATTTTAACTTTGCAAATCCTAAATGGAGTTTCACGGAGGTCTTTTAATGAAAAGACGACTGAGTAACTTCAATGATGGGGTTTTACATTATGGAACAATTAAAACTAAACGAAATAAATTAAAAGAGAAGATTGGCTTTGAACTCAATGAGGCTGGACTTCTCTTTTTTAACTTTAAAACTATTAGACAAGAAGACCAGGACTTGTTCGGAGTTGGATCAGACTTATCTTCTAATTTAAAAGTTGAATCTTATTTTGTGCCAGGTATTGATACTAAAATTCAAAAAGCTGTTGTCAATGGTTACTACTATGAAATTAAATATATTGATCCAACAGCTGATAGAAAATATATGTTTTGGTACCTGGTCAAAGAAGGAGCTTTAAATGAAATTTGAAGACACTTTAAATCTTGATAAATTCATTGATATTATGAATGGTCAAGCCTTTCCATTGTTTGATACATCAATCGAAAAAGATGAAGTAACTGCGAATAAGTCATTTTTTGTTTACTCAAAAGATGGAGAGATTAGAAAGGCGACTGATAACCATAATCAATATTTACAGGATTTTGTCTTGTCATTTATCACTAAAGACAATTCAAAGATTGATGTATTAATATTGGCGGATCAGTTAACTAAAGCGAGATTGAGATTTGTTGGATCAGAACCTGAAACGGGTAAGTTTGCTGATACAGGCGTTGAAGCTAAAATGATCACTTTGAATTTTGTTCACGTCATTAAGGCTGGTGAGTAGTAATGGCTGAATACTTTTTGAATTTTGAAAAATCTAATGCTATTCAAAATGAAATGGCAAAGGTTCCAGATAAAGCGGAAAAAGCTGTTAATGAAGTACTTCATACAGTTGGTGCCAAAGAGGCTATGCAACAAATCATTAATTTCATGCCAATGTCAAACAGAAATAAAAAGCATGCCAAAACATCTAATCCACTTAAAGCTGACATGATGAACCTTGGTTTCCGTGTTTATGCGCGTGGCGGAGCAGCTAAAAATAAAGGTAGCTTTGGATATTTAGTATTTCCTAATGACGGTATCGGTCCACATAATCCATTTGCTGAGAAGTTCTTTGAACAGGGTGGAGATACGGCATCCGAATTAATATTTAAAAAAATAATGAATGCTTTAGAAGAAGCAATTAAATTGTAAAAGGGAGAAATATACATGGCAGAAGAATTTACAACTTTTGACGAATATAAAGTAACAAACGCTGCAATCAAATGGTTTGAAGGTGGGGAATATGTAACCCCGGCTGTAAAACTTGGCTGTACAGGAAAACTTGAAATAGAAACAACATTAAAAACCGTTGAAAAGAAATGTGAAGGAGACGTTGTTCGTTCCGTTGACATTCCTACTCAATTGAAATGTAAGTGGACAGGTCATTTCCCAGTTGAAAATCTTCGTAAGGTTTGGGGATTAAAGACCGAAGGACTAAAAAAAGGTGTCTTTGCCTACGGAACTGATTCACGTCAAGGCCGAGGAATTATGTCATTTGATGTATTAGATCTTGATGAGACTATGGAAATGTTCCGAGCATTCCCCAACATGCAATTTTCTGGTGGTATGAAATGGGAACTTGAAAATGGTGGTGAAGAAATTGCTGAAATTGAGCAAGAATTTATTGCTATGAAAGATGATAATAATAAATTCTTCTATGAAGCTTTGAAGTTAGAGCTTGATAAAGAGACATCAGATAAATGGTTAACAGATTTCACACCAGAATTAGTTCAGGCAACTAGTACAAACCCTGAGAAAGCTACAGAATAGGAGGCTTTAAATGATTCGTGAAATTAAATTAAATGATGGAAAAACAGTTCAAGTTGAACCTAAAATTTCCATTCATGCTTTACGTAGGTTTCAAAAAGAGGGATTGCTTCCGGAATCTCTCTTAGCCAAATTTGTTGGCGCTGAAAAGAATCCTGGCGACATGGAACCTTATCTTATCAATTCAGCATGGTTAGCGTTCGTTAATAAAAATCCTAATACTTCGATGACACAAGATGATTTTGAAGATAAATTAAATCTGGATTTTGAGTTATTTGGCCAGATTCTTGCTGAAATGGTAAGTGGTTCTGTTAAAGCAGATGCAACAATGGCCCAGGGATTTAGACAATCAACAAAAAAAGGTCACGGCAAAAAGGGTCACCAAAGAAACCGCCAAAAATAAGAGTGAATAACGTAGAAGACTTATATAGCTTCTACGTTTTTTTTATAGGTTTAGATCCCGAAGTTGCCGAATTTTGGACAATTGATGAATTGAATCAATTAGTTATTAACAAAGTAGCTATTGAAAACTATATAAATTCAGATTAGATAGGAGGTAATCGAAGGGCAGACAAACAGATTCAACTTGAATATAAGGTTATTAACCAGCAATTTAAGTCAGCTATTAAAGAAAATAGCAATGCTATGACTTCCTTGAACAAAGAATTTGCTTTGCAAAAAGAGCAGATGAGAAATACTTCTTCTGAATCACAAAAGCTAGAAGCTTCAATGACCAAGTTAAATAGTCAATATGAATTAGCTAAGAGTAAGACACAAGTGACAGCTGATGCTTTAGCTAAGGTCAAACAAGTAACTGGAGAAAATTCAGAAGAAACTCGTATCTGGACAAACAAGCTGTTAACGGCTGAAAAGCAAGAGCAATCTTTAAAGAATCAAATTGATGGAACTAACAAGAAATTAATAGAAGCTAAAAAAGCTGAAAGTGATGCTGCGCAAGCCTCACAAAAGCGTCAACAGACTCTAAAATCATTGTCAGCTGAACAGAAGAAACTGGAAACATCTTCAAGCAACTTATCTAAAGAATACCAACTAGAAGTTGCTCAATTAGGTAATAATGCTAAAGCTAGTGACAAAGCTAGACTAGCTAAGCAATATTACGCCAAACAAGAACAAGCCACGGCGTTGCAAGTTAAGAACTTAGAAAAACAGCTTGCACTAGCCAAACAAGAATACGGAGAGAACTCTCAGAAGGTTCAAGAGTTAAGTGGCAAGTTATTAGAGGCTAAAAAAGCTAACCAAGAATTTGCTAATTCATTTGCTGAATCTAATAACAAATTAAAAGCTTTTGGAACCGTTGCTACTAATGCCGGTAATAAATTAAAAGGTATCGGTAAAGGAATGACCGTTGGAGTCACTGCTCCAATCGTTGCTGGAGTAGCAGCATCTGTTAAAGCGGCTAGTGACTTTGATAATGCCTTTACAGGTGTTAAAAAGACTGTTGACGAGCAAAGAAACTCTAACGGAAAAGTAACCATTTCATATAATGATTTGGAAAAAAGTATTAGAAATATGGCGAAGACCATACCAGCTACTACTACTGAAATTTCTCATGTTGCAGAGGCGGCCGGTCAATTAGGAATAAAAACTCCTAATGTTATGGGATTTACCAGAACAATGATTGACATGGGGCAAGCCACCAATATGAGTTCCGAAGATGCTGGTGTTGCGTTAGCCAAATTGGCTAACATTACAGGAATGCCACAAAAGAACTTCGATAGATTAGGATCATCAATCGTTAATCTTGGTAATAATATGGCTACCACAGAATCAGATATCGTTGATATGTCACTTCGCTTAGCCGGTACCGGACATCAAGTTGGATTAACTGAATCACAAATAACAGGTATGGCGGCCGCTATGTCTTCAGTTGGTATTCAAGCTGAGGCTGGTGGTGGTGCCATGTCTCGTGTTATGCAAAAGATTAATACAGCTGTTGCCGGTGGTGGTAAAGATTTGGATAGCTTTGCCAAAGCCTCAGGTATGTCATCATCAGAATTCAAGAAACATTGGAAAGATGATGCATCCGGAGCAATTGTTTCATTCGTTAAGGGCTTAGGAAAAGCAAAAACTAGTGGTAAAGATGTTACTTCTATGTTGAAAGATATGGGTATTAATTCAACACAAGAAATTGATACAATGCTTCGTTTATCCGGTGCCGGTGGAACCTTAGCCAAAGCTTTGAAGGTTTCTGGAGATGGTTGGAAGAGTAATACTGCATTAACCAATGAAGCCGAAAAACGTTATTCAACTTTCAGTTCAAAATTAAAAGTTGTTAAGAATAAGGTTAAGGATTTAGGTATTGAATTCGGTGGCCCATTAATGGATGCACTTAGTAATGTTTTGGATGCTATGCAAC